CCTGCTTATAAATGTGATATTGCGAGGTAAGCTCATCCAGTTCTACGCTGAAACCTCCCATTGCGGCATCAGTCATGGACTCCGCCTGCAATCTGGCTAGGTATGCTTTAAGTTCTGACAAAGATTCAAACTCATCAAAATGCTCGTACTCGACGCACCTATCTTTGTCCTTAGTTTTGATCGCTAAGATGTACATAAAATTCCCCTTAATGATGTGGTCATCTCAAAATCTAAGTTGGATATCCGGCGACAGATTCCTAGCTAACGAGTAGCGTTTCCAACCTATATTTTGATATAGACAGTTAAGTTATAAGGGCGAATGAGGTGGTCACTGTGGAATACTGCATTATGAATGCTGTGCTCTAACCAACTGAGCTACGTAGCCATTTTGAATGCAGTGCCCTCTGGCGAGCACATCATACGGTCCTATATAACCGTTAGTTCTAGCGCAAATGTTAGGCCGCAGAATCTGCAATAGCAATATCTTCGACCACCTTATCCGACGCATTGTTTACAGCTAACCGCAGTGCTGAAGTGTTCATGTGCGTGTACCGCTCAACCATCTCTAAGTTCGCCCAGCCGCCCAAGTCTTTGAGCACTGCCGGTGCTGTACCAGCGATGGTATGTCGCGTTGCCCATGTGTGCCGCATATCGTGAAATGTGACACGCTCCAGTCCTGCTCGTTTGACCGCTCGCCTCCAAGAGCCATTGGTCATCTTCGTCTTCGGCGAGTACGGTTTCCCGTGCGTTGTTGTGAACACGAACTCTGGATTGTCCAGATGTTCCTGAACTCTCCGCCGAGTCTCCAGTATCGATACAGCACTGTTGCTCAGCGGCAGGCACAACATCTTCCCCGCCTTGGTTAGCGCCGCAGGAATTTCTAACTGGAGTGCGTCCATGTTCACCTGATCCCACCGGAGGGCTTTCACGTTAGCCCCTCGGAGACCAGTCTCCAGCGCGAACCTCATCATCTCTGCCTTCAATCTCGGAAGCTCAGCCAGCAAGGCCAAGATCTCGTTCCTCGATATGCTCCTGCCACCAACATCGGTGGGCAGCTTATCGAAGTTAGGCACAGAGGGAATCAGTTCCAGATCCCGTTGCGCATAGTTGAGGACCGCTAGGAAATACCGAACGCAGGTGTTGATCGTTCCGTTCGAGTACCCCTTTTCCCGCATGTCCTCGACATACATCGTGACGTCTGCGTTCTTGAAGCTATCCAGTTCACGGTCACCGAATCGGTCAACAGCGTATCCGGTGTATCGGATGCACTCTTCGCCCTTGGGTCGGTTGAGTCGCTTTGTTGGTTGCTTCAGGTAGCGCTCGGCCACTTCGCGATACGTCTTCATAGTTACTCCCCTTTGTTTTCATCGAGGAAGCTGTCGCCGAATCGCTTGTCGATAGTACCCCAAACAGGCGGGGTCTTTCCAACTCTTAGCTTCTCAGCGAGATAGATAGCCTCATCTCTGGCCATAATTTGCGCTCCCACCTGCCAGACCTCTTCCCCGTGCCCGTTGTGCGTTCGCAATGTTTCTGTTGTCTCTGGGTTGAGCCGCACAGGGATCACTGGCCGAAAGTGCATTCTCAACAATGTTACCCAGCGCTTTTCTGGATAGATCTTGTTTAGCTCTTCGAGGTGGGTGATGTTGCGCCGAAGCGCTGCGCCCTTTTTCTTATCGGAGGTTTTTCCCGATGCGGTTTCCTCGACATATTTTCGCGCTCTTAGGCGCTCTAATTCTGATAAGTCCATTGATGCGTTCTACCGATTCACCGTCATGGTTGCTGCCGCAGCGTGGGCACACTTTTTCATTTACGAAATACTTTTTGACCCCCGTAAAATAAATATCAATGTCCTGAACTGAGACCGGCATCTGATGCATTTCGCCAAGCGCAATGTCCAGTGCCGCTTCTATTCCCTGCTCGGTAATGCTGAGTAGGGCAACATGCATCTCTTTGACTCGATAGATTCCCTTGAGCATGACTCGGACATCACAAGTTTCGGCTGGCATTTTTTGATCTAAGCTTTTGCCAATAAACAGCGACTGTCCGATACCCCTTCCCAGCGTCAGGCTTTGCAAATTAGTGTCGGCTCCCATGATTGGCGCGCTCAACTATGAACCGGCTGGGGTCCGCGCTTTGGCATCATGAGTACGCAGGCCGACGCCGCGTTTAGGAGTGCCCCAGCCCTTTTTTTCAAAACGGGATGTCTTCCTCTTCTGCAAAATCGTCCTGCTTGGGGGCTGGCTGGATGTTAAATTCAGGAGGCAACCCACCGTTCGCCGCCTCAACAACCTGAACGGCATTCAGGTAGGTCGGGACACCGTGCTCTCCGGCATTGCCGTACTTGAAGGCCACCTTAACTGTTGAGTTGTAGGGAACCTCCCCCTCAAATGGCTGGCCAGTGCCGTCCACAACGCGCACCTCATACTGCGAGGTAAACTTGCGTTGCTTCTTGCCGTCGTATTCACGAACCTTGACCCCGTTCGACTCCAGCCTCTCGGCGGTGTCATCATCGAGAGTGATCGTCAAAGCGTACCGCTCTGTACTCTTGTTCTTGTATTCCTCGAACTTGGTCAGGTGACTGAAGTTCGTGGTTCCTTCCACAACTACTTGACTCATTTTTTATCTCCAATCTTTACTTTGATTTGTCGTGTATTCGACGTTGATCTGAAGTCATCGATGTCATGACCACCGGCCAGTAGCGCGGAGTCACCCCCGAGGGCTTCAAATGCTTTGCGGTATTCAAACGCGGGCCTGCGGTTTATCACCTGAACCTTGGCAACGCCGTCTGTCACGCTCCTTCCGTATTTGTCAGCGACAACTTTCTTCATGTCATCGACAGTTCTTCTAAGATGCTCCATGCGGATAAGAGTTTCCGCGTGTTCCAGTTCCAGCTTGGATAGCTCAGTCAGCGCGGCAGACAGGATTGATAGCGACTCGTTCTCAACAACCTCGTAAATCTCTTGCGCCGAATCCGTGTGCTTCTTGCGTCGGGTGGGGCTGTCATGTTCCGCATGAATAAACTCATGCCACTCAACGTAGAGATCAATTCGCGGCACAGTCCCAGCCTTTGGAGTAGGCAAAAGAGACGCCGATAGATCCTCGTGAAGCCACTGATCATCCCTATGCAACCGTTCGATGTTGTATTCAGGATGGGCGTCAGCGTGAGGAGAGAGGTAGCATATGAAGTCCAGCCAATCCACCTGACACACCTCCATGACCAGTTGACACTGGCGGAGGTACATCTTCTTCTTCTCGTCAAAGACGGAGTAGGGTGCTTTGGTGAAGCGCGGGTAAGGACATTTAATTTCTATCGAACCATCCAGACCTACCAGCCCGTCTGGTGATGCGCCTAAAAACTCGTACATTGGATGGACGACGAAGTCCGTTTCATCGACGACGACGCCATACACTTTCTCGTACCACGCTTTCGCGACTGGCTCCATTTGTTGGCCGTGCTCAACAGCAGGGACCATTGTAAATTCTGATTCTGCTCCGGCGAGGTCTCTAACCATCGAGCGCAGCAGGTCGTGTTGCTTTTGGTAGGGGTTACAGTTTTCTAAGACACCTACCGCCGTGCCTGAAATTTTTCCCCGCCTCTGGGCCAGCCACTCTAACGAGTCGGACCCTTGCTTTACCGCTCCCACAACATGGCCCTCCACATCCCGTCAAGCTCAGCAGTCCAATTGCCATACTCTCCCGCATGTAGGAATCCTAAAATTCCTTCTTCTAAATTGCTTGGGCGCGCAGAAAAGTAAGTCCACGCAAAACATTGACCCTCTAAATTTATTCGAGACCATACCCGCAGGATTTCTTCCCTGAAGGAGCTAAACCACTCCAGTGAAGGGCGCATGTTCATGTGCATGTGTTTGTTAACTTTCATTTCCATTTCCTTTTTGTTTTTAGTTCACTCCACCGCCTTTCTAGTTCGTCCATGTCCATCTTGCGGTTCTTCCAAGCGGTCTTCACTTTCCTGAAGTTCGCCTTAGCTACCTTCTCGTCGTCTATCTCCACCAGTGACAAGAAAAGCTCTTCTGCCTTGGACTGCGCAGGCTTTTCTGCCTTGCTTTCCTCGGCTTTCTTGAGCGCCTCTTTGACGACGCTCTTGGGTTCTTCGTAGGGGTAGTTTTCTGGGTTAATCCAGAGATCCCAGCCAAGACCTAGCTCGGCCATGGCGCGTGTGCGGCATCGCATCTTGGCGTTGTGAATATCGTTTGCGTTGGGGTTGGGGTAGGCCTTGCCTGTGCCGTTGGTAACGGTTTTGGATGCGATCATCGTGACGTCTCCGATCGACATCACAACTCGCACTTCGGCAGTTCCATCCTTGAAGTAGAACACTTCAAGACCTTCAGGGTTTTCGGAGAAGCTCCACTCGTACTCAGGGTAGTGCGCCATCATCAACTGATGAGCGTGAGTCCATGGCAGATACGGCAGGTACGTTACGCGCCCGTCGTGGTCTTCTGCCTTAGAGTGCTTTACATAGTCACCGACCGGAATCTTCGATAGAGTCTCGAAGACGCCCTTCTTACTAGCTGGCATTTAATCCTCCCCTCGTTAGAAAGGATTAAATACCAGCTAAATAGTAGTGTCAACTTTTTCTGTGGTTATACGTCGCCTAATGCGACATGACATTTTAACCTAAAAAAATTTATTATGAGAAAAATGGTGCCATCTGCTCTAGATAGGCATCGGCTCCCGCAGGATCGTCGTATACCTTGGCCGCGCAGAGCGCTTCCTGTTCGTTGCTAAGAGTCAGTTGGTTTGCGGCTTTCCACTCACGAACCGTAGAAAAAGACCTGACAAGTTTTTCGGAATCGATGGAGTCACGCGGCCTTGATTGACCGCCAGTCCACCAATACGGGTCTACATCATAAGTGTCGCAAAATCGAAACAACACTTCTGGATCCCTTGGCATGGAGCCGCGCATCCAAGCGGCGACAGTGGCGTCTGATACGCCTACTTCTTTTGCGATAGCTGTCTGGGCACCATGCTCTGCTATCCCGTGTCTTTTTAATACCGCTCTAAAGCGATCAGATCTTTGCTCCCTTTTTACCTCAGAGGCTTCGTCGTTGATAGCTACCACTGGCATGGTTGTGCTCCTTGGTCCGCTTGAGTATTTATTCCGCATATCCGGCTAGTCGGGCCGTCTGTCCGGACATGTACAAGATGTATACGATAGTTGCGAAAAAAATAGATGTCAACTTAACATTAACATTTGTTTCTTTAAAGGCGGAATTCGCAAATCACAGATTAGCAATAGGTAGCGCTTGCCAAGCACATGACTCCGATTTAATATGTGCCATCGGGTTTTAATAATATCTAACGGGTTCTACAGTGGGAATACGGCAAAGGCTAGAAGAGTTTGTATCCAGACTGCAATACGCACGAAGCACTGGTGAAGATAAGTACCGCGCTAGATGTCCCGCGCACAATGACAAAAGTCCCTCCCTAGATATTCAAATAGGCCGCACTGGCGCGATCATTATGATCTGCCGAAGCCACGGGTGTGCGCCGAAAGATATCATGGAATCTGTGGGAATGAGTGAAAACGATTTGTTCCCTGAAGACCCATACACCCGCCGCGAAGGATTCCGCAAGCCGAAGAACTGGGTGCCAGAAGACGACGAGTTCATCGTCCGAATCGGTCTCGACCAGCCGAGCAGTCAGTTCAGCAAGCAGGACTGGGAGAAGTTCCAAGCAGCAGTCAAACGCGAGTCCCGACGACTGGGATGCAATGCGCTGGAGTTCTACAAGAACAACACTTGGAGCCGCCAAGCGTGAAGTGGTTCAAGTTGTACCCCGAGATTGCAAACCATCCCCGCCTGAGAATCTTGTCCTTTGAGGACCGTTGGCACTACGTCTCCCTGATGTGCGCGAAGGCGGATGGAACTCTCGATCAGCCTAACGCGAAGCTCCGTGATCAGATGCTGTCAGTCCATCTGGGCCTGACCCCTGTCGAGATGGCGGCGGTCAAAGATCGGCTGATGGACGTTGAATTGATCGCTGATGACTGGGACATCATAAACTGGGACGACAAGCAAAGTTCTGACGCGACGGGCGCGGCTCGAAAGAGAAGGCAACGCGCAAGAGAGAAGCTGGCTAAAGAAGAAGAATTAAGAAATAAGAATAAAGAACAGAATGTGACAGTCACGGGACCGTCACGCGACATCGAAAAGGATGAGACGGTAGAGAGAATCTGGAAGCTTTTCCCCAAGAAGGTGGCCAAGAGCAAGTGCGTCAAGAAGTTAGAGCGACTCGATACTGCCACGTTGGGTTTGATTGAGAAGAATCTCCGCGCCCGCGTCTGGCCCACCGAGGCCCGCTTCATCCTGAACCCAGAAACCTACATCAACCAAGAGCGCTGGCTTGACGAGATCTCCACGCCAGAGCAGAAGGAGGAGGATCTCTATGTCTAGAAAGCCAGCCGACAGCGAGTTCATGCAGCTCGAAGACTTGGACATCAACTCATCGCTGGAGGGCTTCCAGAACGTCTTCACCGCAGGCGAGTTCACGGAGCAGGTTCTGGACTTCCGCCAGCACGGCGTCAACAGGGACGCATTCTTCCCCTTCTGGGACAGGGAGGGGGACAAGTTCGCTCTGCGCCCGCGTGAGGTGACGATTCTGTTCGGCAGTCGCGGTTCCTATAAGTCCACCGTCGCCAACTATCTGGTCGCGGACTACGTCATGCACAAGATCAAGGCGGGCTACATCAGCTACGAGATGGACACGCCATACCTGCTGAGCCTGATGGCCAACCAGCTAGCGAACAACAGCAACCCGACTGACGGCTATGTCGAGAAGTGCATGGCTCTAATGGATGACTACCTGTACGTCATCAACGAGATGGTCGATAAGCCACACGCCGCTATCGCGAAGGTAAATCATATGCTGAATCAGGGGTGCAAGCTGATCGTGCTGGACTGTCTTCAGCGAATCACGATGCCCATGAATGATCTCAATCTGGAGCGAGACTTTGTGGTCGAGTTGACCAACTTGGTCCGCACCCACAACGCCCACCTGATCCTTGTCCACCACTCGCGCAAGACGGGGCACTCGGACGGGGACAACCCGCGCCCAGTTATAGACGATCTCAAGGGGTCCGGAGGATTGGCTGATAACTCCATGAACGTCGTAGCCGTCTGGTCCAACAAGAAGAAGAAAGACAGGCAGTTCTGGCTGGAGAACGGGGCCGCTTCCCGAGACGACGACGTTGAGCTTTTGGCTCAGCCGGACGTCACGCTGATGGTCAAGAAGCAACGTCTGTCCGGCTTTGAATCAAACATTGGGCTGTGGCGCACAGATGCCAGAGCCTTCCACACCAAGAACGGCAAGCCATTTACTTACAGACCGGAACTGGAGGGGTGATGGAAGAAGAGCGATACGCAATGAAGATCAGAGAGGCGGGGGAGCAGATGCGCTCAGCCGAAGAGGAGATCGCTCGGGCAGAGGCAATGGAGAAGATGTTGTACGCCAAAGCCATGGTCAGGGCAGAGAGCGAGGGCAACAAGACCGCCGCCGCCCAGATGAGATTCGCAGATCTGGAGGGGGATGTTTACAACGCCCGCGTCAACAGGGGCACCGCCAAGGGAATGCTTGCGGCGGCGAAGGCTGAGTTCCGAGCCTGCGAAATTGAGTTCGAGCAATGGCGCTCGGAGAAAGCAAGTAATCGCCTAGAGAGGAGGGCATACAACGCATGAGGGAAGAGAGAAAAGCAGTGACGTGTCGCTTAAACACAAACGCGCTCAAGTCACTACAGATCTTGGCGCGGAAGCAGAAGAAGCCCCTGAACTCGATACTGATCGAGGCCATCAACGAAGTGCTGGCGAAGCACGGAAGAAAAGCCATCGCAACGGAGGGGGTAATCGGGAGGCCAGTCAGCAAGTGAGGGGCAGAACTCCAACATCCGGTGAGAAAAAGTGGATGGACGATGTTCAGGCACTGGGTTGCATCGTTTGTCGGAGAGAGGGTCTCGGTGAAACCCCCGCTGAAATTCACCACATCGACGGCAAGACGAAGGTGGGTGCGCACTTTCACGTTATCCCCCTTTGTTATCACCACCACCGTCAGGGCAGTGACATTCAGCAGTTCACCAGCAGGCACCCATACAAGCGCAGATTCGAGGAGCGCTACGGGCCAGAGCTAGAACTGATGTTCACCGTTGAGGAACTGGTAAACGAACTCAGGGAGGAGAGGGAATGCCCATAGAAACTTTTCATGAGACGGAAAAGGACAGGAAGGTTGAGAAGCAGATAGCGAGGGTGTTCTCAGAAGCGTGGGGGCTTGAGTTTTTCAAGCTTCCGCAGAACCACACGCTTGATGTGACCTTCCATCGGAAGGGCAACAGGGAGCCATTGATATGGGGTGAGTGCCGCAACCGGAATCATTCGTTCGGGCAGTACCCAGATGTCTGGTGCTCACTACGAAAGGTGCAGTTCGCAGACTGGCTCCGAACGCAAAACCATCAGACCAGATTTTTAGTTCGGTGGAAGTGCGGAACCCATGCGTGGATCAACCTGATGTGCCCTGATGAGTACGTCGTCGCGGGAAGGAGCGAAGAAACCATGCGCAACGAGGAGGACGTTGAGCCTCTTGCGGTTTTCAAAATTGAACGATTTAAGGTGATTAAAAATGCGGGAGAAGAAAGCACTGAAGGATCTTGAGACGTATGTGCTCGGGACTTACGCGGAGCATTACGCAAAAAACGGGACGCAGGCAATCGATTTGATTATTGACTCCGGCTACGGGGTGGATCACGCCATGGCTTGCGTCATCAAGTACGCCGCAAGGCAGGGGAAAAAGGAAGGGGCAACACCAGAGCACGACATCTTGAAGATGGCTCACTACTGCCTGCTGGCTCTTGTCGCACTGGAAAAAAATGAGGGCGCGCAAAATGGCTAAAAAACCAGAGACTAAAGCGCCACAGAATCTAGATCGCCTCATGACCATGGGGATAGTCACATTCACAGCCGAAGAGCTAGTCAGAAGGATGCACATACCAATGAATGAAGTGCGCCTGATGATCTATTTTGGAATGGAGACAGACAAGCTGCGAGTGGCGATCAAGCAGGGCAAGCACGGCAGGGAAACCAGTTTGTATGAGTGCGTCACTTGGCGGCGGGAATGGATGAGTAAACCGTGGAGGGCTAGTGATGGTGAATTCGCGGCGTAAAGGCTTGGGGTTTGAGAGAGAGATAGTTAACGCCCTTCGCTCGGAATTGGGGCAGATCGTTGATGAGCCAATCAAGCGTATTCTCGACCAGTACCGAGAGAACAGCCTGCCCGACATTTTCGTCCCGCCCTTCGCGATTGAGTGCAAGCGTTACGCCCGTGGCGGGATGTACCAGAACGACTGGTGGGATCAGGTTGTCACTGCTGCAAACGAGCACAGCTTAATCCCCGCGCTGGTCTACCGTTTTGATCGACAGCCTACCTACTGCGTCGTCCCGCTGTACGCGATCAACTCAGACTTCCCTAAGACCAGCGACTGCAAGGCGGTCATCGATTGGTTCGACTTCATCATGATTGTCAGGGAAACGATTGCATCCCGCTGAGTTGCGGTCGATTTCGATGCGGGCCTCAGAGTACCTGAGATACCCCGACATCAAGGCTTATCTGGAGGATCAACTCGATCCAGAAATGCAAGATCTGGCGATGAAATTGTGCTTGATATTCGTGTGCTCACGCATCGCTGACCTGTCAAGTCTGGAAGAGAGGAGGGCGGTGATGGATACTTATCCGTCAGACGATGGGCTTTTGACCGGCATTCGAGACGAAGTGAAATTCGGGGTGCAAAGGCTTTGGAAGCGTCGTCCCCCACCAAGCTTGAGGACAGCCAATGAGCAATGCCGCGCAGGTGCTGGAGCGGAGAGACAACGTCGTCTTTCTGCACAGAGAGGGATGGACTTTCTTTGAAGACAAGCCCCCAGAGACTGAGGGCTTGTATTTGGTGTCAGGAACGTCAGATGACGGTAACTGGTTCGGCCTTTTCGAGATGGTGGAAGACAGCCTGATTGGAGAGGTTGATGAACCCAACCCCTATCCGGTTATGTATCTTCGCGTGCCTCCGCTACCCGAATTCTAATCAGGTCAAGGGCGTAGGTCGGCATCAATGTATGATTGACGGCGGTCTCACTGCGCAACCAGTTCTTCACTGTATCTGGGCTGGCACCCAGCATATCGGCAACCTGCCCTCGGGTCAGGCCGTGCTTTGCGACAAGCCGCTTTAGCTCTCGATTGTTGTGAACTGATCGACCCATAGAAGATTTGTTCGGCGGAAAAAACTGATCACCAAACTTACCATATAGCCGGATGTATTTCGCGATACGGGTAGCAGGGATACCGTGCTCATGGACTAAGACCTTAATGGGCAACCCAGACTTGGCCTTGCGCACAAACTCGCGCACCTCTGCTGCTGAAACATCTTCAATCACGGCGCAGTTCCTCCAAGCTGGAGGGCGTCTTCTGATCCGACACGGCCCTGCAAAATTTATCCCATATCCAGATCAGCTTGGGGCACTCATCAATTTTCTGATAGATCACTTTCCGCTCATCGCGCCCACGAATATAGTAACGATGGTCGTCGGAGTAGGTGTACCAGAAATCATGCTTTTTCAGCAGGTCAAAAAATTGAAACTCTTGCTCTTCCATCACTTACCCTCCTAGAAATACGTTTTCGTAAAGCCACAGCGTCAGCGTCATCGCCGCCACTCCGGCGAGCGCTACAAAATGCTCTGCCATG